ATGGGTACTTATACTGGTACTGGCTCAAATGGAAACACAATTACTTTAGGATTTGAACCACAGTGGTTAATGTGGAAACCTTCTAGCGGTACTGGAGATTGGCAAATAGTAGACAGTATGCGTGGATGGACTGCTGATGGAGTTGTTAATCGTTTAGAGCCAAATACTTCCGACACAGAAGCTACGTCAGGAGGTACTTTTTGTAATCTTACTTCTACAGGTTTTGTTCAAAACGGTAGCTCAGGGTCAAACAACGCAAGCGGAACAACCTACATCTACATGGCTATCCGTAGACCTATGAAAGTACCCGAAGCAGGGACTGAGGTTTATTCACCTACTGCTTTTACAGGAAATGGATCAGCAGTAAATATAAGTTCAGGGTTTCCTGTCGATCTTGCTATACCTGCTAAAAGAACTAACACTGTATATTTTAATTTTAGAGATAGATTGCGAGGGCCAAAAGAAACACTTCAATTACAAACACGAAACGCAGAATACTCTAATGCATCTGTAGAATGTCAGTTTGACAGACAAGATGGTATTCGCAGTAACGGAACTAATTTAGATAGTCAATACAACGCTAATAATCAAACTAGTATAATTTGGCAATTCAAACGCGCTTCTAAATTTTTTGATATAGTTCATTATGTAGGAAATGGTTCTGTTAGAACAATAAACCATAATCTTAAAGTTACTCCCGAAATGATATGGGTAAAGTGTAGAGATCAAAATGGATCTTATTGGGTTGTTTACGATAAAACTGGTACAGCTACTGACTATTTGTACTTAGATAGCACTAACGCACAAGGAGCTTTTTCGGCATATTGGAATGATACAGAGCCAACTTCAACAGTATTTACATTAGGCACAGGTAATGGAAACGATACTAATGCTTCTAGCCAAAACTACATAGCCTATCTCTTCGCCACACTAGCAGGGGTTAGTAAAGTCGGATCTGTTGTGCATTCTGGAACAACTAATGTTGATTGTGGATTCTCTAATGGTGCAAGGTTTGTGATGGCGAAACGCATTGATTCTGCAGGTGATTGGTATTGGTGGGATAGCGCAAGAGGTATTATTGCAGGTAATGATCCTTACTTACTTTCAAATTCTACGTCAGCAGAAGTAACTAATACAGACCTTATTGATCCTCTTAGTTCAGGCTTTACTTTAAGTGATGACTTTACTGATGGCACTTACATATTTTTAGCAATAGCATAGGATAAGAAACTATGGAATACCGATTAAAATCAGACGGATCAATTAAATCGCAAAGTGAAATCCGTGAATTAAATGCAAATGTTTCTTTACCTAAAGTTTGGAACACTGATACTTTTACAACTTTAGGAATAGACCCTGTATTAGAGGCTCCTGCTCCTGCACCTAGCGCAAATTATAAACAAGTTTTGCGTAATGGGGCTGTTCAAGATTCAAATAATAATTGGGTTTATGCTTGGCAAGAAACAGATATGTTTGCTGACACCACAGTTGATGACGTAACGACAACTAAGGCCGAGCATGAAACAGCCTACCAAGCACGACTAGACGCTAATGCTGCTGCTGCGGTAAGAACGCAAAGAGATAAATATTTAGCAGATACAGATTGGACAGGCATGTCAGATGTTACTATGAGTTCTTCAATGGCTACATATAGACAGGCACTGAGAGATCTGCCCACTCATTCTAATTTTCCAAACTTAGATTCTGACGATTGGCCTGAGCTTTCTTAACATGGATGAAAATGTAATTTATTTAGATGCAAATAAAACTATTTCTATAGATGTAGTTATGAATGAAGCATCAGAAGAAATTGGAAACTGTCTTATTAAGTATGTAGAAAAAGGTTTACCTATGGAAGCTTTAATAGGTCTTTTAGAAATTTATAAGCATAACATGACTATTGAACATGCCAATGTAGAGGACATCTAACGTGGCTACTAAAAAAAAGGGAACTATGAAAGGCCACACTATTAAAGGTGGTCATAAGCGTCCGACTAAATCTGGTGCAGGTATGACCAAGAAGGGTGTGGCTAAATATCGTAAAGACAACCCCGGCTCTAAACTCAAGACAGCTGTTACAGGTGAAGTGAAGAAGGGCAGCAAGGATGCAAAGAGGCGTAAGTCGTACTGCGCTCGTTCTGCAGGTCAGATGAAAAAATTTCCAAAAGCAGCTAAAGACCCTAACTCTAGGCTGCGTCAAGCAAGAAAACGGTGGAAGTGTTAATGAACATGACTGAAATAGAATTAGAATTAGTTATACAAAAAGCAGCCCAAGCAGGAGCTAAAGAAGCTCTAAGAGAAGTAGGGTTATCAGACCAAGAAGCTTATGATGACGTTAAAGAGTTACGAAGTTTACTAGAGACTTGGAAGATTACCAAGACTACAGTAGGCCAAACAATAACTAGAACAATTACTACAGCATTACTGACTGCATTAGCAGTTGGGATTTACATGGGATGGGGGGAATAAATATGTTGACTGCATTAAATGCATTGCTAGAAAGATTTCAAAACTTTTTAACACGTATTAAAAATAAATTAGATGAACGCTCTACTTTAAATAATAGAGTTTTAGTTTATGCAGGGGTTGTGACTGCTATAGTACTTGTTATAGCAATAGCAATTTAAAAGGGATATAAATTATGATGGGATTAGTAGATAAATTAATTGGCCCTGTGTCAACTATCTTAGACAAGTTTGTAGAAGATAAAGATCAACGAGCTATGTTGGCACATGAGATAGCTACTATGAGTGAACGTCATGCTCAAGAAACTATAACAGCCCAACTAGAAATTAATAAAACTGAAGCTGCCCATTCTAGTTTATTTGTAGCAGGATGGAGGCCCAGTATTGGATGGGCTTGTTGTTTAGGAATGGTAGGTAATTTTCTTATTATTCCTTTTGCTAACTTTGGATTAGCATTAGCTGAAAAGGATATAGTTGTACCCTTAATTGATTTACAAACTATGATGCCAGTGCTTTTAGGTATGCTTGGGTTAGGCGGTATGCGAACTGTAGAAAAACTTAAAGGTGTTCAAAGAGAGAAATAATTATGGCTAGGAAAAGAGCATACAAAAAAAGAGCAGACTATCGTAAGGGTGGTAGGGTTACTTATCAGTTAGGTAGTATAGTTGCAGATGTGCAAGCACCTCAAGAAGAAAAACCTAATAAAGCATTTACTCAAGCAGATGTAGATCAAGCTGTAGCCGATCTTAATGCAAAAACACGCACAGCTGCTGATCTTGCAGAAGAGTATGGCGTATCTACGGATTATGTTAATCAAAATCTAGCAACTATTAATGCTCAAAATGCACCTGCACCTACGCCTGATCCTGATCCTGATCCTGCACCTGCTCCAACTACTACTATACCTGCAGCTATAGCAGCTATTCCTGCTGATGGTGCTTATACACCTGCAGAAACTAATGCTGTATTTAATGCTATTGAGAATAAAACATTAACTGTAGAAGATGCTGCTGCACAATTTGGTGTTGATCCCTCACAAGTACAAGCAGAATTTAATAGAATAAACCAAGTATCAGATGCAGGAGCTACTTCTATTCCTGATCCCTTTGTAGGTGGTTTACCAAATATTGCAAGAGGTCAAGCTGTTTCTAAAACTATTGAAGATGTATCTTTTAAAGATGCAGCAGGTAAGACGGCTTATGTCCCCGGAAGTTATTTAAAAAATTATAAGCCTGTTAATATAGATACTGCTATTGCAAAACAACAAGCAACAGCTATTGATACAACAGGTACAATAACTCCTGATTCTGCTATACAAAACCTTAAAGCTTTTTCTGGTATTACTGGTATAGATGATGCTACTTCAACAGCGATTACCGCAGCTAGTGGTACAGTTGAAAAAGGCATAGCCGATGGCACAATAAAAGCTTCTGACTATGAGGCTGCTTTAACAGGAGAACTATCAAAAACTATTCCTGCATTTGCAGGTGCGCCTAGTTCCGCAGTAATGGCAGAATTAAGAGCGTTAACATCTCCTGCACAAGCTGCTCAAATTAGTGCTACAGAAGCAGGAGCAAGTCAAGCATCAGTAGCCGATTACACAATAGACTCTAAAGCTTTTGTACCTGATGTTACTGGTGCAACTGCTACTTTATCTGACAGTCCTCAAGCAGAAGCTACAAGCAGGGCAGCTATTACTGGTAAAACAGCTACTGGCGAAGAAGCTAAGATTATAGAACAAGTAGGTTACACAGCCCGACAAAGAGCAGCAATAACTGGAGAAGCAGCTAAAGGTGCTGCTGCAAATGTAATTGCTGTTACAGGTAATATACCCTCAGATGTTGCTGCAGCTGTTGTTGAAGACCCTGCATCTGTAACTGCTATGGTAGATACTCAGCCTATAGAAGTACAAGCAGCCATAGCTGCCTTACCTCCTGAAGCATTAGTCTCTGCTCAGATGGAAACTCTATTAGGCGGTATGGAGTCAGGCACTATACCTATGTGGGCTAAACCTGCTGTAGCTGCAGTTGAACAAGGATTAGCCTCCAGAGGTTTAGGAGTTTCTACAGTAGGCAGGGATGCTTTGTTTAATTCAATTATACAAACAGCATTACCTATAGCACAAAGTAATGCACAGGCATTGCAAAATAATGCAGCACAGAACTTAACAAATCAACAAACAGCTAACTTAGAAGAAGCACGTTTAAATTCTACAAGACGTTTAAGTAATTTATCTAATCAACAAACAGCTGCTTCACAGACAGCACAGTTTGCACAGAACTTAAAAGTTCTCCAAAGTCAACAAGGCCAAGAAGCTGCTTTGCTTTCTGCTCAACAACAGCAACAAGTAAGAGTACAAAATTTACAGAACCGTCAAAGATCTGCAGAGTTAACGGCACAGAATCAACAGCAAACAAATTCTCAAGAACTAGGGAATGCACAGCAGATAGAGTTAGCTGAATTAGAAATAAAGAATCAAGCTGAACAGCAAAATATGACTGCTCAGAATCAAGAGCGTCTTGCAGAAATGCAAGTGGCTGCTGATTTCTTATCTAAGAATGCAGGGTTTAAGCAACAAATGGAGCTTGCTAATTTAAGTTCCGATCAACAAATGAGACTCGCTAATCTGACTGCACAAAACCAAGCTGCTTCAGAAACCCTGTCTAATGCACAGCAAACAGAGTTAACAAATCTCAATGCTAAGATGCAGACTAATATTACTAGTGCAAATATAGCTGCTCAAATGAATGTTGCTCAATTAAGTGTAGATCAACAAAGAGCAGTTACTAATGCTACAACACAAGCAAAAATTGATTTGACCAAGTTCTCAGCTGCTCAACAAGTAGAGTTAGCTAATAGTCAGTTTATGCAAAATACTACACTAACGAATATGAATGCTAGACAACAATCAGCTATGCAAAATGCTACAGCTATGGCTTCCTTAGATTTAAGTACAGCTGACTCAAGGACAAAACTAGCAGTAGAAAATGCTAGAAACTTTTTACAAATAGATGTGGCTAATCTAAACAATGCTCAACAAGCTGTTATATTAGATACTCAAATGTCGCAACAACAATTACTATCTAATCAAGCTGCTGAAAATGCAGCTAGACAATTTAGTTCTACATCTGAAAATCAAATTAATACATTTCTTACTACACAAGAAAATGCTATGGAGCAGTTCAATGCTAGTCAATCAAATGCAATGTCGCAGTTTAATGCTTCTGAAAGTAACAGACTAGCTGCTTTAGACGCTAACAATGCTGTAGATGTTTCTAAGTTTAACGCTCAAGTAGAATTACAAGTAGCACAATTTAATAATAATATAGATAATCAAAGAGATATTTGGAATGCTTCTAATGCACAAGCAATAGAACAGGCTAATACTAATTGGCGTAGACAATCTAATACAGCTAACACAGCTGCTATTAATGCTGCTAATGCACAGAATGTACAGAATGCTTATGGTATATCTACACAAGAGTTAGATTTTCTTTGGAATACTTTAAGAGATGAAGCTACATTTTTAAGAAAACAAGAACTAGATACAGCTGCACAAAAAACAAATATGTATATTACTGCTATGAATAATGAAAGTAATACAGCAATAAATAATACTGGTGTTGCTAATGGCGTTAAAGATTTAATTGAAGAAATATTCGGATAGGAGTTTTAAATGGGATTCTTTAAAAAAGTATTTAAGGGCGTTGGCAAAGTCTTTAAAAAAATTGGCAGAGGAATAAAAAAGACTGTCGGTAAAATTGGCAAGTTTATGAATAAGATCGGAATAGTAGGTCAGATTGCTATGGCCTTTATACTTCCGGGAATAGGCAATGCTTTAATGAATGGCATAGGCGGTATAGCCTCTAGTATGGTTACTAATACTTTAGGGAGCATTGGCGGTGCTATAGTCAGAGGAGCAGGGCATGTAGTTAGTGCAGCACATAAATTTGTAACTGTTGGAAAGAATGCCTTTAATACTGTAACTCAAGGGGTTACTAAGTTTATAGGAGAGTTTTCTAAAACTGCTTTGAATAAAATCCCCGGAGTTAATATTAAAAGTGCCTCAACAAATTTCTTTGGTAAAGGAGGAGCTTGGGAAACTGTACAACAAGATATAGTTAAAAATGCAGGAAATATAGTTAACCCATTTAGAAGTACTGTTGATATAAAACAAGGTATGGATTTAAAAGAAGTTATAAATAGCACTGGTGTTTCTAAAGAAAGAATTCAAAGTATGAATGTAGATTTAGATTTAGATAATCTTAAAGTCGGAGATAAAATAAATTTTGATGCAGGTAGTTTAGATGCAGTTTCTACAGTAAATACTAATGCTGATGTCACAGCAAATTTTAGGAAAGCAGCAATAGAAAGTGGTGGCTCACCTCAAGATTTTATGAATACTGTTGAGCTTGATACATCTGGACAAGCCACAGCAGAAAGTTTGTTAGCTCCTAAAGATATATCTACTATGACTGCTAGAGAAGCACAAGTAGCTAATAGGTATCAAGAATGGATAAACTCTAAACCAGTTAAGGGTAATATTAAACCACCGGATTCTTTTGGATCAAACATAATTGAAGGTATTAAGAAAGAAGTAACTGATAGGTATAATTTTACTGACGCACCTATATCTTCTAGTTTAAAAGCAGTACAAGATATAGGAACAGCTTCACAAATAATTGATCCTCAAGTTCCAGAAGATATATATGGAAGCAGTGGCTACAGCCCTGCAATGTATGTAGGCGCAGGAGTAAGTGATATGGAAGTATCTGCAATACCTACAGGCAATAGGAACTTTAGTGCTTATGCAAACATGGGCCAATATGGTTCTACCTCTAGAATATATGATACAATTTTAATGAACCCTGTATCCACTTGGTCTAGAGATTTATCATCTAGATTCTCATAAAGGTAATAATTATGTTAAGAGAAATAACTCCTGATTTTGCAGAATACACTGGCAAAATGCAAAGGTCTACTCCGGGGGAGGCATTATCTAATGACCCCGATAATCCTTATCCATTTGAAGGCAAGCCAGAATTTACGGTGCAGCGTGAAGCTTTAGAATATTTGTTTAGTCTTATTACAGATGAAGATAGGTATGCAGATATTTTAACTGCAATAAATAGCAGCGTACCAATAATGGAGTTAACTCAAGTAATGTTATTTAAAGGGTTCACTGAGGGTAAGTGGAATCCTGATCTAATGATGTTACTAGCAGAGCCATTGGCTTACATCTTAATAGCTTTAGCTGAGAGGCAAGGCATTGAGTATGTTATTAATGGCGATGATGATGAAGATGAAGCACAGCAGACTAGCAAACTAAATACAACAGATATGAAAAAGAGGCTAGAAGGAACACAGAAGTCAATGAAGCCTAATGTTTCTTTGCCCCCAGAAATATCACAGCTTATAGAAGAAGTACCTATAGTAGAAGAAAGCTTACTAGGAAAACCAAAAGAATTAGATACAGCTAATGAAAGTCTTTTAGCGCAGCAAGGAGTATAGCATGAGCGAAATAGATGAACTAGGTAGTTCTCTTTTAAATAGACAAAGAGCCAATGTAGATAGAACAGATAAAAGATTACGCAGGAATGTGCGAAATCAAGCTGCTCTTGCTTTAGCTTCTAAAGGAGTACAGCTAGTTAATTCTGCTTTGAAGAATCGGGCTGATACTTTCGTTAATCAAAATGAAGATTTGATAGGTCAAAGAGTTCTTTATAAATCTGCTCTAGGCGACAGACAAGCTATACTAGATGACTATGCTGCAGGACAAGCTTATGCAGGAGGCATGGAAGAATATTTAACATCTAAATTTTTACCTGATACAACACAGGGTATTACTTTAAATGTCGATGATAAATTATATACAGCAGACTCTATAGAAAAATTAGCTTTAGTAAAAGCAAGAGAAGCAGCTAAAGCGTATCAACCTCAATTTGAAACAGCTTACAAAGCAGCATTGAATATGCCTGAACTAAATGACTACGATGCTTTTGTAGCTACTCAAACTAGAGGTAAGAAGGCTACTAATGTTGGTAACTTTTTAGTCAATTCTGTTTTGCGTAATATTAATGAACAGACTCCAGAAGATACAGATAAACAAATAGTAGATGCTGTATTAAATAGTAGGTTTGGTGAAAATGCTAAAGCTGTTAAAGCTGCTAAAAGTGCAATGGATCAAGGTTATTCTCTAAAAAAATCTCAAAGATTAGCATCTGATGTTAAAGATCAACTAGAAAAAGAAACAGCTAAAATAAAATCTGTAAAAGAAATTGAAAGGACAATTAGTGCTTTTGGTGAGAATAGAAATGTTATACTACTGCAAACACTCACTGAAACACCAGATGGAGCTACAATAGAAAGCACTACTGCTAATTATGATATAGATCCAAAAACAGGAGAATACAAAAAAGATTCAGAAGGTAATAAAATTTTAAGTCCTGAAGCAGCAAAAGATTATTTATATTATAAGGCATATCAAACTGGAAGATCTTTCCCTAATGATATTAATCTATCTGATTCACAAATACAATCTTTTAATCAAAGTATTGAGTTTACACAAGAGAATCCTAAAGAAGTAAAAGTTGGACCTTATCAAAGAAATGCCCTGCGAGTTGATATAACAGGTAGGAATTTTTTTGGCGATGTAGTAAGTATATCTAAAGGTGAAGTTGTATTTACTGAAGATTTAACTTTAACTCAACAAAGAGAAAGAATACCTGATACAGCAGTACAGAAAGCAGCAGGAGAAGTAAATAATTATTTTTCAAATTTAGTAACAGATGTAACTATGTTTGGTGGTAAAACTAGTGGTTTAACAAAAGAAGTATTTGCTGTAGCTATGGGTAATAATATAGATACAGTAGAAGATTTAATAGATAATAATAGAGATGAAGTTTTAGATACAATGATTAAACCTTTATATCAAGAAGCAGCTGTATCTTCAGAAAATTTAAGTAAAGAGTTAAATATAGATATTGATCTTAGCTATAAATTACAATCGGGTGCATTAGGCGAAAGTGTTGTTTCAGGAATGGACGATGCATTTGAAAATTATTTAGAAGATAATAAATTTTTAAGTGTAGATAAATTTAATAATTCTTTAATGCTACTTGCTGATGCTCGTATACAAGAAGAAAGACCGGGGGCTGCTTTAGAAATACCAGAGACAGCTTATAATACAATGGTTTATAATGCTATAAATGAAATTAAACCTTTATCAGGATCAGATATAAATGCTACTAATAAAAAAGAAGCAAGACAAAAATTAAAAAATTCTTTTATGGCTTCTGATAGCACTGTTAATCTTGCTTACAAACCTGAAATAATAGATCAATTAGCATTAACGCATAATACAAGTGAAATTATATCTGAAACTGGAGAAGTTAGAGTTTTCCATATACTAGAACATTTTGATAGGCTAGAAGAACAAGAAGGTATAATACCAACACCGTCTGAAGACCCACGCCCTATTCTTCCAGAAGACTTCAAAGGACAGGCTACTCGTCCTGAACCAATAAATGTAGTAGCTCCTGTTATAGATGCTGTAAAGTCTGGTGAAGCAAGAAGTAAAAAATACCGAGATGCTATAGTTGCATATACAGCAGAAGGAAGAAGTCAAGATTTATCAGGTCCAGAAGCCAGTAGATATGCTAAAGCTATGGTAGACTCAATGGGAGAAAACATAGTACTCCCAAAGTAACTAAGGAAACTTTAGAATCCCCTGAAGTTTCCGCTGATCAACAAGAAGGTGAAGTTATGGCTAATGTTTTTAGTGGTGGAAATATTTCTGAAGAACGATTAAAAGAAATAAGTTTACCTTCTGATACTCCTACATCTTTATTAATTAAAAGATTTGAAAACTTTTTACCTAAAGCTAGTTTTGATGTAAGACAAAATACTAATGGCTTTGGTACAGAGGCTACTAGTGCTAATGAAGAAATTACATTAATGGAAGCTCAGAATAGATTATTAGCTAGAATAAATAGAGATTCTGAATACATTAGATCTTATGGTAAAGATAATGATTATAATTTTACAGATAATGAAGTAGCTGCTTTAAGTTCTTTTATATTTAATTTAGGCCGAGGAGCTTTAAAGCAAGTCACTGCTGAAGGCACACGCTCTAAAGATGAAATAGCTACTATGATGCTAAAGTATTACACAGCAGGTGGAAAAAAACTACAAGGTTTAGTTAATCGCAGACAAGATGAGCATGATATATTTACAGGAAAATCTATTATAGATGGTGCTGATTAATGGGGAAAGTTAGAAAAACTTCTAGTCCGTGGGATAATTTAAAAGCTTCAGACATAAGTACTCCCGAAGTAAAAACATTTGGATTACGTCAATCGTATGTGTCTAGAACTCATGGCGATCTTAGGCGTGACCCAAAGTTTCAAGATGAGTCTGAAAAGTTACTTAATTACTTATCAGAGCAAGAGGGGGCAGCAGAGGCTATAACTGGTGGTTTAATATCTAATGATATATTTGAAACTCTTAGGGACGAGGAAGGACGTTTGCTTACAGTAGCAGACAGAGCTAGAGTTTTAAAAGATGCCCCCGAAGATATAAAACAAACTTATGCTTATCTAAGAAATGAGTTTGAAAACTCTAAGCCCGGAAGTTTTGGAGAAGTAGGCAAGGCTCTTTTTGATAGAGGAGTAGATTTGTTTGCTGACCCGATTAACTTAGCACTAGCTTTAGTGGCTCCCGGAGTTGGAAGTACTGCAACAAAAGCATCTGCAGGTGCGTTGAATAAAGCCCTCACTAGCGAAGCAGGTAAGCAAAGTGTTAAAAGAACTTTAAATAATATCTCAGCTTCTAAAGTAGGAGCAGCTACAGCTTTTGAAGGAGCAGCATGGACAGGCGTAGAGAATGCAAATCGACAAGATATAAACATAGCTACTGGCGTACAGGATGCTTTTAGTAAAGGACAATTTGGTTTAGCAGTAGGCACAGGTGCTGCATTTGGTGGTGCTTTAGGATATGGTGCTACTAAATTGTTCTCTAGAAGAACGCCTAGTGTTGCAGAGACACCGCCTTCTACTACTAAGCCTACCCCACTAGTTGATGAAGCATCTCCTATAGAAAAATTAGACTTTAGTAATATAGATACTTCACAGCCTCTTGTAATTAATTATAACAGATTACAAAATATTGATGGTACTCCTACTACTGTTACAAAACAAACTGAAGTTATTTTTGAACCTACAGGTAAAACAAGAGCAAATGGAACGCCTGTGTATGCAACAACTAAAACTCGCAAAGGTGAGATACAATCTGTAGTACTTGATGATAAGGCTATAAGAGAAAGTTTTAAAAACAAACCGTGGACAACAAGTAGAGTACAAGGTGTGTCGCCATTAAAAGCTGATGACATTCAAACAGAAGATGAATGGGTTATGTTTAATTTACTACATGAACTAGATCATGTTGTTAATCCTAAACCTCAAGTAATGAAGAAAGCTCTTTTTGAAAACAGAGCTAATGAAAGAGCATTAGAACAATTAAAGATTGCAAGAGAAACTAATGTTCTTCCAGAGATACTTACAAACGCACATCAAAAAGTAAAAGATACAGTTAGTAATTTCTTTGACGGTATTACTACATCTACTACTAGAAGAGGCCAAGAATATTTTGATAGAAATCTAAATCCTGAAGTAGATACAAATTTATTAAATAAATTAGGTAAAAGTTTAAATAATAAATACGATGATACTAGAGTAGGCAGTATTATTTTAGGTATAAAAGATACTATTTTTAAAAGACTAACTCCACAACAAAAATCTAGAGGGTTAGACATAGCTACAAAATCTAGAATAATGGAAGTCAATGATGTTAACCCCGATGTCTTAGCAAAATTTAAAGAGTATGGATTAACTGAATCTGAAATTGATATTGCTATAAGAGAAGTAAGGAACACTTATTTAAAAGACGGAGAAAAAACTGCAACAGGAGTTTTAGAATCTGGACAAAAAGTTAAAGTATCTCAAAGATTAGATTTAACTGATGAAGATATTAGTGTTCTTGCTAGAGGATTATCTAATAATGTAGGTGGAGGCCAAAGAACTTCAGATGTTTTAGCAGACGCTATAGCAGAATCAAATGCAACTCAAGGTATAAGTAATAGTGCTAGAGAAAAAACTATTTTAAGTAGGGCTTTAAACCAAGCTTCTAAATTTAATGCTAAGTTTCTTACAGGTAAAGTAGCAGGTGTTCTTGATCCTTATGTAAGACAAGCTCCTAATGTTATAGGAGCATTACAAAAGCGCGTTACATCTTCTCTTTCTAATTCGTGGAACAGAGGAGAGGGCATTGTAAGAAACACAAATGATTATGGTACTGTTTTTGATAGAGAGTTTGGCAGACTAGGACAACCTTTTAAAGCTATCTATGAGCCTGTATTAAAGTTAGCTAAAGGAGAGTTAAGAGATAATATAGATACTTTACTATCTAATGCTATTAGAACTGGTAGTACAAAAGAACTAGGCGAAGCTACTAGTCACTTAGATAAAGAAGTAAGAAAAAGTTTATTAGACATAGTAACTTTTAGCAGGACTCAATTAAATGAATTAGGTACAGAGTTACAAGGTAGAGGTTTTGTAAATAATTTAGTAGACAACTACTTACCTAGACTTTGGAAGCGTTCAGAAATAGAAGCAGATGAAGATAACTTTATTAATCTTTTAGAAAAAAATGTTAGTTTCTCAGGCAATGCAAGAGAAGGTGCTAAAGAGTTATACGACGAATTACTAGATATTAAATATCAATTTGGTAATGACTCAGGCACAGGCATGAATAGTTTCTTTGCTAAAAGAGCATTAGTTTTAAAAGATGAAACTGCTTTTAATAAATATTTAGATAATGATTTAAATAATGTAATGATAAGTTATTACAGGTCAGCTGCTAAAAGCTTTGCTAAAGATGATGTATTCAATGTAAGAAATATAGAAGAGTTTAAAAGCACATGGTTTCCTGCAATAGAAAAAGAAATGCGTGAAAATGGGGCTGATTCAGCTAGTATTCAAAGTGCAAGAAACGATATGCTTTCTGTATATCAAAGTATTACTGGTGAAGATTTAGATAGGTTTGGTGCTAAAACACAACTGGCTGCTGATACTTATATGTTAGCAAATAGAATGGCTTTGTTACCACTTAGTACTCTATCAAGTCTTACAGAAATATTTATAAACATTTCAAAGGCAGGACCAAAGACAGCTTTTGCAGGTATGCGCGATGCTGTATTTAGTGGCTCTAAAAAAATGTACGATGACTCGTTAAATGGTTTAGAAAAATCTTTTAACATGACTAGAAAAGAAGCAATGGAAGAGCTTAACTACATGGGCATTGCTCTTGATCAGGCATTTGCTGACTATGCTGACAGACTAGGAGGCGATGCTTTAGCTAGTCCTGTTATGAGAGGTGTTAGTAATAAATTTTTTAGGCTTACATTACTAGATCAATGGACGCGAGGAGTTCAAACAGCTTCGTATATCACTGGTAAAAGATTAATAGCAGAAAATTTAGAAAGCATTGCATCACACATGCCACTAATACAAGCAGGTAAAACATCTAGAAGAGTCCAACGGCAAATAGATGAACTAGCTGATCTTGGAATAAACTACAACGAAGGGGTAGAGTGGCTACAGCAAGGAGCTAAGACAGGAGATAACTTTTATACAAAGTTAAAAGAAGGGGCAGGTGTTTATACTAATGAAGTTATCTTAAACCCTAGCGCACAATCAGGTATTAAACCTATGTATATGTCTAATCCTAAGACAGCTATATTGGGACAACTGCTTGGATACCCTGCTGCATTTACAAATACTATAATGAAGAATGTTATTAGAGAAGGAACTAGAAATCCTGAAACTATACTTACTCAGCACCTTCCTGCTGCTGCAATTATGACAGGAGTAGCAGCCTTTACTAATGCTGTAAGAACACAAGGAGAATCTTTAGAGGGAGATCCTGAAGAAGTAATAGGTAATGCATTTTTAAGATGGGGAGGTAATGGTTTACCTGCTGATATGTTTGTACGTGGACGCACAGCAGCTGAGATTTATCAGAATCCTTCAGCTTACATGACAGGACTAGGACCAGTGTGGGGAGATACTTATAAGGTCATAACAACTGGTGATATTTTCTCTGTTGTAGGACAAAAAGTTCCTTTATATGGAGCCTTTAATGCAGTCTTTGGTTCCTTTGAAAGCACTGAAGATTTCCCCGATCAATATAGAGATTTTCTAAGAGAGTTAGATAAAAATATTATAGATGAAACTATACCTGATCAAAAAGCTACGCCTAAAAGAAACTTTAGAAAAGGCGGTGAAGTCTACAATGTAATGCAAGTACCTATAGAACCTGATGAACGTATAGATAAGATGACAGGTTTAGCTTATGACATACAAGCAGGAGAAGCTTTTATAGATGAAGAAGATCGCGTCTTTAAAAGTGTAGGAGGTATATCTAAATTACTTAGTAAAGCAGGAACTAATATTATAAAAGGTTTGTATCATGGTTCACCACATAATGTTTCTACTTTAAAAGCTGATAAAGCTATTGATTCTACTTCACTTCAATTAGGTAGGGGTGTAGCTGTGACAACAGATAAAAAAGCAGCTGAAGCATATCTTAGTGCAACACCTAATCGTTCTGTAGGCTTATCAGAAAAAGCTCTTTTAGAAGAAAGAACTTCTAGGGGTTCTTCTGCTCCTACTTTGTATGAATTAGAAGCGCGTATAAATGATAATGAAATAATTAAAACAGGTACAAGATTTATAGATCAACTAAGCACTGTACAAACTAAAATAGAATCTATAGCTAGAGATTTTAATATTACATTATCTAATGAAGATAAAAATAATAAAAGAATATTTTATATTTTAAAAAGAAAATTAGAAGATAAAAATTTAAAACCAGAAAATATTTTTAAAGACTACGGAATTAAAGCTGCAAAAAGAGATTTAAGAGGGACTTCTTTAGAAGGATTAAGTTTAGGAGGTAATGAAGAATATTCTTTTTTTGATGACAGTGTATTAAAAATTATTAATAAAACAACTAAAGATGATACACCTCGTAAAGAGTTTGGTATAGGCGGTAAAGTAAAAAAAGTACTTGATAAAATTATGTATGCAGGTTCAGCCAGAATGGGTGTTACTAAAGAAGACCTGCGTAACCATGAAAAAGAAGTAGTTACTTTTTTAAATGCAGCTATTGAAAGAGGAGAGATTCCAAAACAATTTAAAGTCCCAACAGATGAGGCAGGGTTTGGAGATTTTAGAAAACCTTTTAATGACGAAGTTTGGAATGTTATGAATCATGCTTACTTATCTTATAAACATGGTAAGGGCGCAGGTAATAAATTTTTATTACAATTAAAAGAACAAATTCAAATGCCTTTTAGACCTGATCCAAGAACTGAGGCAACAGACATGGTTAATAATGCTTATGGATTTGGGCTGCAAAATATTGCAAAAGATGATCTGGATGCTCAAAGAATAATGATTAAAGATTATGATATTACTCAAGAAAAATTAAAAGCAGGAAAGCCTTTAATGTATGGTGTTGATCCTCTTTACAATCCTAAAGAAACTAAGTTAGTTAGAACTAGAAGTTTAATGGATACTAAGTATGGTAGAACAGGGCTATAATTACTCATTAATATAATTCATAAGTAAAAAATTAAACAATTTACCCATAGGATAACCTAATGAAAAAGACTTTATTAGCTATTTGTATATCAATAGCACCAGTATCTCAAGCTGATGTTACTTATGTAGATGACGTAGCAGATATTATAAATAATAACTGTGTTGTGTGTCATCGTCAGGGTGGCATAGGCCCGATGCAGTTTGAAACATATGAGCAGGTGCGTCCGTGGAGTCCTTTGATACAGATTAAAGTAGCCAATCGTGAGATGCCTCCCTATGCTTATGATAAAGAAATAGGTATACAAGAACTGCATGGCGATTGGAGATTAGAACAAGAAGAAATAGATACAATAGTAGAGTGGGTTAATACTGGCTCAGAGTACGGCAATAGGGATGTAGCTCTAGCACCTTTGGTACTACCAGATCCTAGTCAGTGGAACTTCTATGCGGATTTAGGAGAGCCTACAGTGGTCATCCCCTCTACGCCTATAGATATACCTGCTAGTGGAAATGATTTGTGGCATAAACATAATGTGCCAAGTGGTTTAGCAGAGGACAGATGCATTAAAGCTATTCAAGTTAAGCCAAGAGGCGAGGCTAAGAGTGTAGTACACCATGCTAATAGTAGTGTTATTTTAAATGGTGAAAGATTTGGTATGCTCACAGAGTATGCTATGGGTAAGTGGGGTGAGGTAGTACCGGAGGGCGTGTGTCGTACTATACCTGCAAATGCAGAGATAGCATGGGACATTCATATGTTCCCCGGAGGTCTTGGAGCAATGGCTCCAGAATCTGTTATTGAGAATAACATCGTAGATATAGGCATGTGGTTATATTCTCCAGAGGAATCTGAAGAACTTAAATACAAACAAGACTTAAAGCTGTACAGAATAAGCGACCAAGACGATATAGTTATTCCCCCTAATGGATACTTAATGACACAAGGCTTTCATTCTTTTGATCATCCTGTACGGATAGATTCTTGGCAGCCTCACGGTCATCTTAGAATGAATGCAGCTTCCTTTGAAATATTCTATCCTGAAACTGGACGTACAGAACAAGTCAGTCAGGTATCTAACTGGAGTGCAACGTGGCATCACAGCCACATATATGAGCCAGACTTTGCACCGCTTCTTCCAACAGGAGCAGTCTTAGTATTAAAGCAATGGTATGACAACACCAAAGAAAATCCAAACAATCCCGACTCTGACATGTGGGTTGTTGGTGGTAGCAGGACAGGTGATGAAATGACACACGCTTGGATAGCAGTAACTCATTTAGATAATGAAGGTTATAATCAATTAGTGGAGAAAAGAAATGAAAAAGTTAGCGGTGACGATTAGCAGCGCATTATTTGCAACAGCAGCTGCAGCACATGAGGATGTTAATATAGATTATGCCACTAGTGTAGCACCTATTCTTATAGAACAATGTCAAATGTGCCATCGAGAAAATGGCATAGCACCGTGGGCAATGAGTAACTACCAAATAGTACAGGGCTTTGCACCTGCTATAAAAGAAGCGATTGAATCTAAACGTATGCCTCCGGGCCAAATTAATCCTATATATCGTGATGATATTATAAATCATAGAACTCTAAGTCATACAGAAATAGAAACACTTATAGCATGGATTGATGCAGGTACACCAGTAGAGGGGGACAGTGATCCTTTAACAAAAACTGTTTACTCTCCTTCAGCATGGGCACATGGTGAGCCTGATATGATTATTGAAGTACCGCCTCAAGAAATTCCTGCAGTTGGAACTCTTGGACCTAATGCTATCCCTTACAGATACACAAAAGTAGATTTAGGTTTAACAGAAGATAAGTGGTTACGTGGCTCAGAGTTTCTCCCAAGTGAGCCAACTGTAATGCATCATATGTTAAACACAGTTTCTATACAAGGCGAGAGAACAAACCTTCTTGGAGCAGCAGGTGAGAGTCAAGAAGATTTAAACTACGCTAGTGTTAGTGCCTATGTCCCCGGAGGTACTCCTGATTTTTATGATGAAAACACTGGCGGTCTACTACGTGCAGGTTCAGTTGTTAACTTACAATTACATTACACGCCTGATGGTACAGCTAGAACAGACCAAGCAAGGATAGGTCTTTATTTCCATGATGAAGGTGTAGTGCCTGAAGAAAGAATGGCAGGGGGGTGTGCTTGTATATTCCCTGATACTTGGACACCGATACCTCCTTTTGATCCTAACTTTGTACAGACAGCAGAAATACAACTTCAACAAGATGTAAATCTTCATACGTTCTTACCTCACATGCACTTCCGTGGCAAGAGTATGAAAGCTACAGCTTACTATCCTGATGGGACTTGGGAAGAATTAATTGACATTCCTAAGTATGAATATGCGTGGCAGCTTTCATACACATGGAAAGAGCCTAAGTATATACCTAAAGGAACTAGACTATTTGTAGAGGGAGCTTTTGATAACTCAACTGAAAATAAAATGAACCCTGATCCTAGTAGAGAAGTGCCTTGGGGACAGATGTCAGAGGATGAAATGTTCTTCGGGGCATTTACTTGGAAAAATTTATAACTAGGAGACAGCAATGATAGAAGTGACAGTAGCCATAGCTGCTGCTAGTCGTGCTGTTTCGCTTATTAAAAAGGGTATACAAGTAGGTAAGGATACCTCAGAACTAAGCACTCAATTCGCACAATTCTTTGATGCTAAAGACAAGATTGATACCGCAAAGACAGAATCGGAAAATGCTCCGATAGGTAAAAAAGTATTTGCTGCACAATCTGTGGAGGCATACGCATTAGAAGTAGCACTAGCAGAACACAAAGCTAAAGATTTAGAAAAACAATTAAGAGAACTCTTTGTTTATTCAGGACAAGGAGATGTATACAAAACAATGATGAGGGCTAGACAGACAGAGCGTAATAGAAGATTAGAAGTAGCTAGGAAGTTAGCAGCAAGAAAGAAATTTATAATTGATACATGTTTGATAGTTACTATTATTGCAACAGGGGTGGGTATAATAGCTTTTTTATTATATTCTATATTTTAACTAGAGGTACAACTTATGATAGCTCTTTATACTGAAGATCAACTAACAGCAGCATTTCAAATATATGTTCGTATACATGCTTCTCACGAAATGGATGCAGTAGACTACGAAACCTTTAGAGATATATTTGAGCATCAGTTTATGGCGATGGCTAAAGCAGATGAAATATTTAATGGAGAAGGAACTACTCATTAACAATGAACGCTAAGAAATTAGAACTGCAATCTAAGTATGAACAGTTTGATCTTAATAAAGATGGGACTGTAACTGATGATGAGATAGACCGCGCTAAAGAAATGATCGACTTAGAGTTAAGAGAAGAAAAATCAGAGGCTCAAAAGTTAATGGCGTGGTTAGCTATAATTGTGATGACAGTAACAACTATTGTACTGTTTACTCCGTTAATACCAGACAGTAGAGTTAATGCACTATCTGATTTATTAGGTCTATTTTATTTTTCATTGTGTGGTATTGTTGGTACTTACATGGGCGCGACAGCTTTCATGCACAAGCCTAGTAAATAATACTTTGAACTTCTTTTTCTAATAAGTTGTGTAAGCCCTCTAGTTTTAGAGAGCCTTCCTTAACAACCTTTTTTATAATTGGTATTTCATCTGTTGAAAATATCTTTTCTATATTTTCAAACGGTAAGTGCGAATACTCAGATATAATATTACCATCTCTTGCTAAGAACACCCTGAATGAAATTAAGTTACCTTCTTCTCTGTTGTCCATACTGCCTCCTTAGTCCTCAACTCCCAGACTTTTAAATTGGACACTATCTAGGTTGCCCTTTATACCCCCCTTCATATAAGTAGTAGCCCTGCCTTCAAAGAAGTTTTGATGCTCTACGCCCAGTACATCGTCTAACCAATTAAGAGGATTATCTTTTACTCCAAAGTTAGGTTTTAAACCTAGCTGTAGTAAACGCCTGTCAGCTATATATCTTATATATTGTTTCATCTCATGTTTAGATAAGCCTTGTATATCACCCATCTCAAATACTAAATCTAAAAACTTATCTTCTAGTTTTACCATCTCTCTACAGACTTGATAGATTTCTTTCTTAAACTCATCTGTCCATAGGTGTAAGTTTTCTTTTATAAATTCTCTAAACAGCTTTGTCATTGCCTCAACGTGCATAGACTCATCACGTATACTATAAGTAACTATCTGTCCCATGCCTTTCATCTTACCAAAGCGAGGGAAGTTTAAAAGAATTACAAAGCTACTGAAGAGTTGCAGCCCCTCAGTAAAAGCAGAGTATACAGCTAGATTTTTAGCAATAGATTCTTTGTCACTAAGTTTAAGAGGGACATTAGTTATGTACTCATGCTTCTCTGCCATAGCTTCGTACTCAGAAAACGCCTTGTATTCTATGTCGGGCATACCTACTGTATCAAGCAACAAACTATAAGCGTGTTGATGGATAGACTCCATGTTAGCGAATGAAGACATCATCATCCTAGACTCTGGCTTTTTAAATACACGCATGTACTTGTCTATGTAACCGGAAGCTACATCAACATCCGATTGAGTAAACAATCTAAAAATCTGAGTCAACATATTCTTTTCTGAGTCGCTCATTTCTTGCCAATCTTTTACATCATTATGTAAAGGTACATCTTCTGGTAGCCATATCATTTGATTCTGTTGTACATAGTAATCAAACATCCACGGATAATCAAAAGGCTTATAATAATCTCTAGTTCCTAACAAACTCATTGTTCTTTCTCCTTGGTTATTTCGTACTCCCAGTACTCTACGATCATCCCCTTTGGTACGACCATAATAGAATTTACATACTCTTTATATTTTTCACTATGAAATATATCTGTTGAAAGAATAACTTCATCTTCATTATCAGCTACTAAATAGCCTACTGTAGAACGCATAATAGGTTTAGACTTCTTGGCTTCACTGATAAGTATATCTTCAGTGTCCACCCAAGCATCTCCCCATTTTATTTCTACAACCTTATCCCTCACAACTTATGCATCCTTCATCTTCTAAGTTAATCTTAGGTATCTTTATATTAACATTCTCAGTGTTACGTGCTGCATCAGATCTTAAATAATAAAGAGACTTTAGTTTGTGCATACCTGCCCAGTGTACATCATTTAAGTACTGTAAGAAATCATTATGTGTATCTTGATCTGATTCTATGGGAGGAGGTTTGAAAAATAAATTTACACTTTGACTCTGACAAATATATTTCTGACGCATAGAAGCATGTTCTATAATCCATATCTGATTTATCTCCGGTGCAGTTTTAAATATTTCTTTTTGATCATCAGTCAATATATCTAAGTGCTGCACTGAACCTTCATGTGCTGCGATGTCCTTCCATATCTCATCACGTTTTTTCTGAGTAGGCAGAAGCTCAAATAATAAATCATCTAGATATTTATTCTTAACTTTAAAACTTCCGGTCAATGTTTTGTGTGTATATACATTAGCCCTGTTAGGTTCTATAGAGGGGCTTGTACCCCCACATATAATAGAACTAGAAGCGTTAGGAGCCACAGCAAGTAAGTGAGCATTGCGTTTATTACTACCCTTCATGTCGGGGGCTTCACCTCTCTCTTCTGCTAGTCGCTTAGACGCTAACTCTGCCCTATCTTTAATTAAAGAAAAAGATTTATTATTAAAAGAAGAAGCATACATACTTTCAAAAGCAATGTTATTTTTCTGCAGATAACTATGAAAACCCATAGCTCCTAAACCTATAGACCGTTCTCTCATAGCTGAGTAGGCTGCTCTTTTATAACCTTCTTGACCTGCTACTGAGTCAATAAAGTTTTCTAATACATTATCTAGCATTGTTACAAGATCATTAATAAAGTTTTCATCTTGCGACCAATCATCATAGTACTCTAAGTTCACACTAGATAAGCAGCAGACAGCTGTTCTATCTTCATTAGTAGGCAAAGTTATTTCAGAGCAAAGATTACTCTGCTTTATTTCTAAACCTAATTTCTTTTGTTCAGCAGGTAGCGCAGCATTACAAGTATCAATGTTTACTATGTAAGGCTCTCCAGTTTCCATTCTAGTTTGAATTATTTGGAACCATAAATCTCTGGCTTGTACTATCTTCACTGCGGTATTAGTCTTAGGATCTATAAGTCTCCATTCTAGATTCTCTTCTACAGCTTTTAAAAACTCATTAGTTATGTTGATTCCGTTGTGAAGGTTTAAACATTTTCTATTTAAGTCACCTCCTGTAGTCTTACGCATGTTTATAAATTCTTCTACTTCTGGATGAGATATATCTAAGTATGCTGCGTAGCTACCGCGCCTAGTAATGCCTTGATTAAAAGCTAACATCTGGGAATCTACTACGTGCATGAAAGGGATAGATCCAGTAGACCTACTACCGTTAGAAGTATCCACGCCATTGCTACGAACACTACCCCAATATCCACCAATGCCTCCACCTCCACTTGCAAGCCATATGTTCTCATCATAATGGCTAGATAAACCATCCCTAGAATCAGGTACGTAATTGAGAAAGCAGCTGATAGGTAAACCGCGAGAGGTTCCCCCGTTAGAAAGTATAGGAGTACTGAAGCTAAACCAGTGCTGACTAGCGTAGTTGTAAAGTCTCTGTCCAAGATCGAAATCAATATGTCCCTTATAAGTAGAGCCAAAAATACTGGCCCTTGCAAAAGCTTGTTGAGCATGGGTTTCTCCTTCCCACAAATATCTGTCTATAATAGTTTGCTTACTAAAATTATTTAATGTTATATCCTTATCGTAATCAATATGAATACCTAAGTATGGTTGCACTCCAATTTTATCTGTCATTAATATTCTTTCCTATTTCTTGTATAAGTTTCTGAAGATACCACTGAGCTTTCTTTAGATCTTTTACTTTATCTTTATATCTGTACCGCCACACATATTTTATTACGTTACCACGTAAGTAACCTTCATACTCTTCCTCAGTTGAGGCTGCTTCTATAGCTTCAATACATTCTACTTTGCCATTATTATAATGTACTGGATGATTAACGTCATCTTTTTTTAAAGTTAAAGGTTTATTTTTATCAAAGCCTGTTCCTAACATAGAACCATTAGCTACTCTATTCCATTCTTCAGGTGTTACATCATCAATGCTCATAGTATCTCCTATTCACTTTCAATATTTAAAGTATTATCTTTACGATAATTTATATCAACCCACTCACTAGGTAAAGAGTCTTCACTATACCATGTAAAGTTATTAGCAGAAGCCCACTCACCATGACTTCTTTTAGTACCATCCTTTCTGCGTTTAGCCTGTGGCATTGGAGCAGATGGGTTGGCAAACAAAAAGACTAGCTGTGTGTTAGGCGGTAATGCTTTGTTAATCCATATGTATTTACTGTACTCAGCAAAATCCCAGAACCTACCTTTAGCTTCTAAAAGAATTATTTGATTGCCCATTATCCTAACGAAGTCAGGTTCATATACATGTTCTATTATGTAAGCTACTTCTTTAGTATGATGATCCCATTCTTTTAATAAGCCTTTATGTAGATCATGTTCCCAATTAGAATCATAACTAGGAGGAACATTCTTTTCTTGAGGACGTTTAACTCTAGGTTTTCTAAAGCCCTTACGAATTGTTTTTTTCAATGTCTTTTAACCCCACTGTAGTAACGTCTATATCAGTCTTACGTGCTAAGTCTTTTATTTTTTTAACAGTCCACTTAAAAGAATATGCACTAAGTTTAAATTGATTGTTAGCAAAGAGGTGTGTTTGTGGAGACAAATAAGAAAGTATATTACTTTCATTAATGTTCTTTGATTCATCTTTAGACACTAAACCTTTAAACCATTCAACTAAAATAACTTTAGATTGTTTCCGTATCTTCTTGCAAAGTTTGGAATTCATGATCTACCTCCTGTACTTTAGGCTCGACTACAACTTTTGTTAGAAAAGAAAATCCTTTTGAATATTGAAATACTCTCAAGCCTTTTCCATTATTAGAATCCTCATAGCATTTAAACTTGTGAGGACACCAACCACAGTTCTTATGTATTTTCTCATTACCTTTTGCTCCATCAGGTACAGTATCATAACAGTAATCTACAGGTGGTGTCTTCTTTGCAAGAGCAGTCTTTAAATTCTTTATTTTATTTTTTATATTAGGCTTGTCTAAATCTTCGGGCTGATAGAAACATAGCTCACCATTTTCTTTATTGATAACTAGTAGTCCTCCATTACTAGTACCTTCTGATTCTTCGTACCCTGCAAGCTGTCCTAAGTATCCGAAGGGATCATCATCTCTTAGTGTTCCGTTCTTAAATTTATTGAATGCAAAACCAGACGCAGTTTTTATATCAACAACTTCATCATCTATGATGCAGTCTATGTGTCCAGTTATGTTGTCAACCACAACTTGTTTTTGTTCTCCAGTTATATCATGCCCAGATATAACAACAAAAAGTTTAACTAGTTCTTCTAGCATATGACCATAGAGAAACTTAATCTGTGTAGGAGAATTAGTTTTAAAAGATTCTTTGTCTGTAGCTTGGCTATCAAACCACAAACGCCTAGCAGGTTTGCCTACATTAGACATCCGTATAGAAAAGTTAGAATCTCTTTTAGTTGGGTTAGACCAAGAGCGCATTACATCTTTCATAGCCTCACCAAAGTCTTCTATCTGTTGTTCAGATATATCCAGAGGCTTACCATCTGATAAAGGCTCTAAGGTTTTATATATGTCTTCAACTAAAGTTGCAGTGCTCATATTCTATGATTCACAAATCTACATTTGCGACTCTCTGAATTGTAATGTAAGTACTGTACCTTCAACTCTTTTTGTAATGGAGTTTTTGCTGACAGCCTACCATCTTTATATGACTTAACATCAATCAATTTTATTTCTCCTTTAGGACACATAGCTACAATATCCACTGGCCCAGTACAGCCACAGTTTTTAAAAACATGATAGCCATTATCCCACAACCATGTAATAGCATAATGTTCTGCTAGATCACCTACTCTATTTGGATCATGTTTAATTTTCATTTAAATCAGCCTCAGATTTTTTAGAAGTTATTAGATTACCAAGTTCGGGACGTACTTTTCTTATTAATCTAGTATAATAAGCTCTGTAACTATTACATAATTTAAAATCTTGAGCATCTGTTTTAAAACTATAGTCCCAACGGAGAACTTCAAACATTTGACTCATACTTAATTTTCTTCTTCCAAATTGTACAGCGTGTTCACAAAGTTTAATTAACTCAGATAAAACATGGCCGTTGTTTTTATGAAATATTTCAAACTTTTTTTGATTACTTAATTTAATGTGTTTCACTCCAGTTATCTCCTATATTATATTCACCATCTAAAGGACACTTCATATTGAAAGCAAGTCCTGCGTTTTGTATTGCCTTTATACCTAGCTCACCTACAAGTTTAGCATCTTTCTTTATAACTTCTATCTGCCATTCATCATGTATGTTAGCTACAAAGTGAGCATCTAAATTATTATCTATAATGTAACTGTTAAGTAGCTCTAATGCTTTCTTCATTACGATACTGCCACCGCCCTGCAGTAAAGCATTGAGGGCTGAGTGTGCTGACCTAATGTATATCTTCCTACCATCTAACCCTTTGATGTAGCCTTTTGCTGATGCTCTTGTAACTCTATCTTTAAGATGCCTAAGTGATGGGAGATTATCGAGGAAACGTTGTTTAAGTCTTTGACCATCTTGCTTACCTCCCCCAACCACTGTTCCAAGTTTTTCATTTCCTGCTCCGTAGATAAAGGCATAGATGAAAGTTTTAGCCTGATTTCTTGATTCAAGTCCTGCAAGGTTTTGATTAGCGGTGTGTATGTCTCCGTGTAATATTTCATTAGTAAAGTCCTCATCGTCCATATAGTGAGCAAGCATTCTTAGTTCTAATCCAGAGGCATCAATCCCTACTAGATTATAATCTTTAGGAACTGTCCAACAAGCACGACACTCTGTCCCATAAGGAGCATTAGAGTTAGGTACTTGAGCAAGATTAGGTTCTCTGTGAGTCATCCTTCCTGTGATCGTACCATTGGGATTCACAAAACCATGTACCCTATCTATACTATCTACATTATCTATCCAAGATTTTATCTGTGCTATTCTTTTCTGATACATAAGATAGTCAGCAATGAGTGTAGCTTGAGGTATATTCTTTATTCTTTTAAGAGTACCCTCATCTACAATAGGTTGACCAGTAGGTGTAAACTTAGTTGGCTTCCAACCAAACTTCTTTAAGTACTCACCAATCTGTTTACGTGAACCCAAGTTAAACTCTGTACGGCTTATCCTTTTTATTTCATCTTGCTCATTCAGGGCATCGTACTCATCAGAATTTAGTCTATACTTAACTCCTTTAGAATCCACAGCCATCTTAGATAGTTTACCTGCACCAGTTTTAACAGGATATAATATCAAGGTATGTTCTTCAGGTTTAAATTCCTTGTGTACTTCTACAACAGTAGCATCAAGCTTATCTTTTAATGTAGCAAGTAATAGACAGGCATGTCTAACATCAAGTAGAAAGCCCTTCTCTCTTTGCTTGTTTAAGATACCAGCAATGTTCTGTTCTAAGTTTATAGAATCTCTAGAGAACCCCTGCTTCTCTTTGCTAAGAGCATCGTACACTCTTTTGTTTAAGAGTACATCCCTCTCACAATATGTCACCATCTCCTGAGAAAAGTGTCCATAATCGTCAAACTCAATCTTAGGAAACTTTAGTCTAAAGCCCCATGATTCTAGGCCATGATTGCCTTCCCGAACTGGATTGAATAAACGAGACAACACTAAAGTATCTACTAATGGTTTAGTAGATAGATCAATGCCAGTAAGCCTATGAATAACAGGAATATCAAAACCGATAATGTTATGACCAATAAGTTTATCAGCCTCCTGTAACTTACTAAGTCCTTCTTGTAGTGTATTACCATAGTAAGAGTTCAACTCCTCTGTGTTAGTATCGCAGGTACTTAGACACCAAATCTTTGTGGCATCTAGGCCATCAGTCTCTACGTCAAATACTAAGGAACTCATAACTCTTCTCCATCATCTACATAATCTTGAGCATCTACTTCTGAAAGCCTACCAGTATCCTGATTGTATAGCAAATGGGTAGCCATTCCTACATCACCAGTATATCTAGATTTAAGTACACGCAGATGAGTTGTCTGAGCTTCTATAGGATCATCCGATTGTTGGTTACGTTCTAAAGCTATAACACAATCAGACAACTGAGCAATAGACTGAGAGCCTCGCAAGTGATTAAGCCCTACAGTAACTCCATTCTCATGCCCCCTGTTGCCTTCTACTCTACGCAAATGAGAAACTAGTATCATCCCTGCCCCTGTTTCTTCCACAATGGATCGAAGCCTAGTCATAATACTATCAATAGTTCTGCGTTCATCCCCCTCAGTTGATGAGGATACAAGCATATGTAGATGATCAACCACTACCCACTTACAGCCACAGCCTATGATCATAAATCTAATCTTACTAAAGATAGCATCTATATCATTGGCCCCGAAGTGAGCATGAATCCAGACCCTGCCATTATCATATATCCTATTGTATATATCCTTGAGATATTGTGGGTCATGGGCTTCTCTAACATGGTCTACATATAGCCTATCATTAGCTTCTATAGACATCAGACAATCAAGTGTCCTCATGTCATGCTCTTCTAAGGCTACGATACCTACGTTGTCCTCAGTGTTTGTGATTAACCAATGCTCTAGTTCTCTAGTAATACTAGATTTACCTAGACCAGTACCACCTGTTAAAGTAATAAGCTCTCCTGCTCTAAGACCATAAAGCTTTTTGTTTAGCCCCTCCCACGGATAAGGCACAGACTCTTTAGTCTCTCTGTTAAAGTATTTATCTTTAAGATCTTTAGCATTGAGTACACCACTTGGAGTATATATCTTTGCGTTCCACCAAGCTGATGTATAAGCATGAGCAGACCTCTGCCCTTTGTGTAACATATCATTAGCATCTTTAAACTCGTCAGGTAAGTTGACTATCTTAGCTTTCCCCGGAGTTAATAATGTAGCTACTTTCTTAGCAGCTTCTTTACCTGCCTTGTCATTATCAAAGTTTATAACTACATTATCATACTGCTCTAGAAATTCTAGTGATTGTCTAACATCTTTAACTGCAGCGGAAGCCCCATTCTTAATAGAAACTACAGGCCATTTGGAACCAAGCAATTCATAAGCTGCCATTGCATCACACTCACCTTCAACAAGAGTGATAAACTTACCGCCAGAAGGCCATAGTTGCTCCCCAAATAAACCGCTGTCCTGTCCACTACCCTTCCATGTGAACATCTTGTTTTGTTCTCTTACTTTGTAACCTACAATTTCATTGGCTACATAGTAAGGATAGAGATGCTTTATTATATTACCTTTATAATCTTTTACTGCCTTAACCCCAAAGGCTTTGGCAGACTCTAAAGATATACCACGATCTGTTAGGGCTATAAACTCTCCTTCTGCATGGTTCATAGCATTGTTCCTATATTGTTTTATATCCACAGGTGGTGGGATTGTTGGTGTTTCACCATTACAAGCTCCTTCATAGTCTCTGAAATGTTTGTTACAACTAAAGCAATGCCCCGATCCATCTTCATTAATAGAGACAGGATCACTGCCTCCACATTCAGGACAGGGCAAATGATATTTGGCAAATGCCATTGGCTATTCCTCTTATTCAATTTTAACATAGGCTTCGTTTACATCTGGTGTATCAGGATCATCAGCAATAAACTTACCGTCCTCAGTCCTCGCTCTCTCAGCTATAATCTTAGTATCTAGATTACATTCTAAGTCCATGATGTCAGTTCTCAAAGCTTGTAAGGCTTCTCGCTGAATCATTACCCTATCACTAAGATCACCCAGTTCTCTCAAAGCTTTCTGTGCTAACCTAAATTTTAATTTACCTTCGGAAGTGAAAAGGGAGACATTAAAGTCTCCCTCGTCACTCCTGAATATTCCATCAGGATATTTACTCATAGTTCATCTTCCTCCTCAAGTGATTCTTCTACACTAAACTCATCTCCTGCTTGATTGTATGTGACTAGATCAAGTATCTGAACAGCCTGTAAATCAAGACCCTTGTAAGTCTGGCCCTGTCGTGTAACTTCCCACTCCTTGTATTGAACATTGCCAACCGAACCATTACCAACTGATACATCTATCTCTTGCTTAGACTTATCAAATAGTTTTGGTGCAGGTCTGATCAACCCATTAGGACCATTGACCTTACGCTTAACTACAACTGCTGGCCCCTCTTCCATCTGCTTTATCTTAAAGCCTCTGGATTCAAAGTCCTGTGCTGTAGCGTCATCTACTATAACATTCACCGAATATACTGGCTCATAAGTAGTGTTAGGTACAGTGATTGAAGCCCAAACTAGTGGACGATTTTTAAGTACTGCCATTGTGTATACCTCCATAGGTATGTTGTTGTTGAACTGGTATTAAATATTATCTTTATTATATTTATTCTTTTTATGTTTCTCATATCCGTTTTTAGTTTCTTTATATTTGTTAGAGTATACCATAGATTTGTTGAACTTACAAGCGTGTTTAGCTACATAGTTATTTTTATTTCGTAACTCATGTGGCGATTTCCTACGCATTATTTTAAATTCCTTTTTTTATAATCACTTAGCTTCTCTATCTCAACCCATTTCTCATCTAAATGTATACTTATTAATAGCCATATTGCTATGTTTATAGCTATTAAAACAAAAAATATTTCCCATGAATAAATCATTTTGGTTTCCTTGAATTGGTTTTATTAAATTTATTTGTCCAAACAAAAGAGTAATGGCATGGTGGACACTCAGTTATCTTACCGCCAGAGTTTAAATAATCTATTGTCTGTTGTTTAATCTCTAACCTCTGTTTATTTTTATCCTCAATAGATTGGTTATTCATTTGAGTCTTCATATTACATCTCCAGTATCTTGAGTTACAAAGTTTCCAGTTTGTGAATCAAAACATACACCTAATCTATCAAGAATATAATTCCATGATTTAGTAAACGCTATATTATTATCAGAATAGTTCTCATCTATTTCAACTTCATCTAGTATAGTATGCAAAGCTCTGTTAATTGTCATCTCTTTCTCCTTCATCTCTGTCGGCTAAGTATTCTTGATACCTTATCTCTGCTTCTAAAGGTGACACATAGTCATCCTCTTGAGTCATAAGGTAACGGTTAAGGTCTATTATTACTGGATCTTTTTCGCGGTTCATTAGAAATCTACCTCCTTAACATCTAAGTCTACAGTATACTTGTCAGGTGCATTTAAATTACCATCCCAAATATAATCATCACAAGCAATTAGCTTTGCTTCTGCTATGCTTTGAGCTTCTATATATAGCTTATGCGTTTCTATAACTTTAACAATAAATTGTTTTCTCATCTGTCCTCCTACATCCAAGTTATTATATACCCAAGTGAAACATTCACCAAGCCTAGTAAGATAAACGAAGCTATAGTAATTACTATAGCCCCGAATACTCTGTAAATAAAGAACCAGAAGTTATTATGCATGACTATGCTACTAGTTTTGCACGATAGAATACTTCAGGATCTGATATAACTTTAGCTACCTGTGCTGTTCTAACCTTAGTAACATTCATCATACTAGATGTTTTTCTTTGAGAAGGAGCATGAGTAGCCCAGTGAGTCAAGGCATTATAGACTGCCCAAAGATTGTTCTTCATAGAAGGAGAGTATCTATCATTATATATATCCCAGAGGAATTGCCAGTTCTTATTGTATGGTGTTGTATCTAGATCAAGAATATTTAAACCTAAAGTAGCTGCAAAAATATTTGCAATCATATCATAATCAACAGGAGTGTTATACCAAACATCCCAAAGTTCTTGTTGCTTAGTCATTACCTCCATTCCTGCAGTAATAATCCTAGCACCCTTCTCAATGTCTAAGCTTCTAGTGTGTCTAGATTTATACAGTGTTGCAGAATCATTAGTAAAGATCTGACCGTTCATACAAGCAGACTGCCTAGCACCTACTGATAATATAAAACTAAAAGAACCATCAAAACTATTAGTACTCAAGAAAGTTAAAGCTGCTGTATCACCATCTGGAGTTTGAATAATCTGATTAGGTAAGGTATGTCTAACAAAACACTTAGCACCGTTGGGATTGGTAATAATATTTTCTTCAATACCTCTAATGTTAAGATCACTCCGAGAAATAATAGCGCGTTGATTGTTAACCATTTCTTTGTGAGTTACTGGATTATAGTGAGGGCCGACAACTCCAAGACATTCTTCAGTATCAGTCCGTACTATTGCTCTCTTCTTAACTTCATTTAATTTAACACCAAATGAAGTATCAGATGTAAACATTAGAGGTTTCATTTCTACCTCAAAGTCAGCACTTCCATAATCAAGATGATTAAGATTGTTAGCGAACATGTCTGTTACATTTTCCATAGTATTGCTCCTAGTTTCAAAGGTCATTAGTAAACTCTCCAGTTAAGTAAGTGTAGTGAACTTCTGATACATGATTACCGTCAATAAAATCTTTAGGATATGAGGCTGCTATCATTGAACACCATGAGTTCCACAGATTTTCTGTACCATAATCTTGACAGATCGTAATGTACTGCTTTATTTTATTGTTGTTATTTAAAATACCTTTCTCACTAGTTAACTTCTTGTTTAATTTCAGTGAGTTAGGTTTGATGTTATAAGTTTTTATATTATGAACATCCATGCAACCTACTAATCCTGCAGTAAGTTGACATACGAACCCTGCTTTAGCTAATCCTAAGCCATCTATTCTTAGAAATATCTTCATAAGTGAGTAAGCTTTTTCATAAGAAGTTAAATGTACAGAGTTTAAGACTGCCATCATTTGTCCAAAGATAAAGTGTTGATGTATTACCATGTAGTTATAAGTAGATCTTTTGTTACCCCAAATAAACTTAGAATTTTTTTGATTCTTGTCCATGTCTAGTAACATATCACCTACTAAAGACCACTTCTGTTGTATGCTTAACACAACCATCATGATAACTAAAAATAAATTATCTGGATTGCGTTGAGCAAATGCTTTTATTTTTGGGCTATGTGTTTTGAACATATCTTGTTTTCTCTTTAATTAAACTAGCTGTTAAATATTGAGTATAACAATTAGCACACCACATAATTTTGTAATCATTAGTAGTCACTATTGCTGTTGTTATCTTACATTTATGGCATTTATTATCAGGCATATGCTTCTCCTAAGTAACCTGCAAAGTTTCCTGTGTGTTTTTCTATTACATCTATATAATAAATGTCTTGATCATCAACATTCATAGTGACAATTCTACAACTATAATAAGTATCATCTTGACATTTAATACTAGCATTAGCTGCTGTAATATTTTTATATTTATATGGTCGAGGTACTATATTTATTGCAGTTTTATATAAGACTTTAGACATAACAATCTCCTATAATTTCAACAGGTTCCGTAGTTTCTATCCATACTTTAGCCCCACATGACAATGGTTTGTCAGGACTATATACAATCTTACCGTTAGTAAAGTTAACCTCATTACATTTTCTATTTTGTTTATAATCTTTCACGGTCAACACAGGTTTATTTGCACCTTTAGCATTAGCTCTAATGTTATGTTGATTAACATGAATATAAGTTTTCATAGTATCTCCTAATGTGTTTGTGTAACTCCTAACCCTCTTCTATAATAGTCTGCACCTTGTTCAATTTGCTCTCTTGTACAGCCTTCTAATCTTTTACAAGCTTCTTCTATTAACAAATGCATAGCTACTGCACCAGACATTTGATGAGTCTCAATAGAATCTAAAGCTTCAGATATAATATTTATATTATCACCTACTTCAGTAACAAATTTATCTACTATTGCTTTAGCATCTTTTGGAGTTAACTCTTCATCTTTTTTCTTAACACTTTTTATATCAATAACATTACTCATCATCGTTCTCCTTTAATTAACTGCAGTTATAAAGCCATCATACAGTGTTACTTCAGCAAAAAATTCTCTCTTATGCCCTGTTAAGTGAGGTCTATTACAACCTACTAACTTACCTGTAGGTCTATATTCCTCACCAAACAAAGAAGTTTCTTTGTAGTTTAAGCGTTCTCCGATCATCGTTTTTAATTCTTTCTTACTTGGGTAATCAAATATTAACATATTACATTTCCTCCATTAGTTTAATTAAAGTTTCGTGATCTATATTTTCCATATTAGTATTCTCTTTTCCAGTTTTTAGGTAAGTTTTTCTTTCTTTTATCACCTGCTTTTAAAGTACAGTATTTACTAAAGGCATCCCATTTAGCACACTGCCAGTACTTATTATTTAAAAGTCTTTTGCCTTCTGTTACTGTTTTCTTTATAACTCCACAAGCATATAAGTCTCTGAAATACATCCACTTTCTACCTACATGAACATTATAAAAACGATGTCCATTAATATTAATATCTATGCAGAATGTATCTCCTATCTTGGGCGCAGTTAATTGTTCTTTATGTTCTTTGAATGTAAGATTGTCTATAATTTTAGTCATATAATCCTTCCTTAATAAAGTCTACTTTAAAATCTGTCGCTTGTAATTTCTGAACATTCTCAATAGTAAAATGAGTTCTATTGTCACCTAATATTTTAAGTATCCGATGAGCATACATGTTGACAGGTTTAAACTTATCTAGTCTATTATTCCAATAAACTTTCTTAACTAAGATTGTTTTCTCAATTACATTAGAATCTTCCATAGTTATCTCCTGTTATAATTTTTTGGATAAGTATCTTGCCACCAAGTCCACTCAGGTATACTTCTAGTCTCTGAAGTAACCTCTTCTACTTCACCTCCTGATTTAAAGAACTCAGCAATTTGAGAATTAATATCAAGCGCGGTCAACTCAGGTTTATATTGTTTAACACTTGATACTTTACTTTTATTAGCCATCAAATGACATACACCATTG